TACAATTCACAGCAGAGAGATTAATGAAGTCTGCACAAAGAGTTGGAACTGCTGATAATGATATCAATGCAATTGGTTCTATGGGAATGATTCCACAAGGTTATGTGGTTAACAACTTCCTAACAGATACTGATGCGTTCTACATCATTACAGACGTGCCAAATGGTATGAAGTATTTCGAAAGATCACCTATTTCTACTAAGATGGAAGGTGACTTCGATACTGGCAACATGAGATACAAAGCTAGAGAAAGATACTCATTTGGTGTATCTGACCCTAGAGGTATCTTCGGTGTTGAAGGTGCTTAATACTTTCGAGTATTAATTATTTTGGAGGGGCCCTTGATGGGCCCCTTCTTTTTTGATAGAAAGAGAAACTTATGAAACATAAATATTTAATTAAAATCTTTACTAAATACCTTCAAACAAAGTTTGAAATTGAAAGCGATAAAGAAATAAATGCTGTTGAAGAGCTACATTCTCATATCATTGACTTTCTAGGAAAATCTGATATAGATTGGGAAAAAAATGATTTGCAATATAATAGTACTGCAAATGATTTTTATATAACCTATGAGGAGGTTTATAATGGCTCAGGACAACATGGTACTGTTCGCCAAGAAACTCAAACTCGAATCTAGATGGAACGAGTTGTTTCTTGAAAACAAGGGACAGATAACACCAGAAATGTCTGTTTTAGGTGATGAGATCAAAACAGTAATTAGATCAATCATTAGAAAACAGGAAGAGCAAGTCCACAATAATCCTAGAGATGGTGAAATCCATCTTTATGCTGGTTAATTAAGGACTAATACATCGTTGAAATCTACATTTCTTCGTAGGGATTTCTTGCACTTTTTAATAATTTCATATATAAATTAACTACTATACATAAATTATATTCTACATAGACGCGTATAGTCGACGGCCTAGAGACTATGTGGAATTAACTAGGAGGATACTATGGCACAAACTACATTTACAGGACCAGTCGTTGCACTTAACGGTTTCATTGGTGGAGCAAATTCAAATTCTACTGCACCAGATACTGCACAAGGTGGTGGCGTTGCTTGGACTGTTCAAGATACTTCAACACTTACAATTGCATCTGGTACAAGATCAGGTGAAACTTTAAGCGCTGTAAGTAATTTAGGTGTAATGGTTTTTGTTGCGAACGGTTATACAGGAGCTGCAACATATGCATTTTCTGATGGTACAACTTGGAAACAAGTTATTACTGGAACTGACGTTACAACAACATAATAATTATGGAGCTCCTTCGGGAGCTCCTTTAAATTTAAGGAGAAAAATATGGCAAGTAAAGGCGATATACAAGCAACTAGATTTGAAGCAACAACTACAAATGCAATTGTAGAACCTGCAATCAGATTAAGGGGTGTTATTATTTCTAATAATGATGCTACCAATGCAGGTAAAGTTACTTTAACAACTACTTCACAATCTGGTCCTGCTTTATTTACAGCAGATTGTCCAGCTGGTGATGTAATTAACTTTTCATTTCCTGAAGATGGAATTTTATTTCCAAAAGGAATATTTGTTTCAACATTCACAACTGTTTCAGCTGTAACTTTATTAACTGATAAATATTCTGGACCGAATTTAACATCATAGGGGGTTAGATGGCTAACACTACTTCCGGTACTCACGTCTTTGATAAGAATTTTCAGATTGATGAAATCATAGATGAAGCTTATGAAAGAATTGGCTTGCAGCCAAATGCAGGTTATGATATTAAAACGGCGCGACGTTCCTTAAACATTTTATTTCAAGAATGGGCAAACCGAGGTTTGCATTATTGGGAAGTTGCAAATAACTCAATAACTTTAGTAGATGGTCAAGCAACTTATACAATGTATCGTTCGTCCAGTGATGGCACTTCTGACGCCACTAGTATATATGGCGTTGATGATATATTGGAGTGCTCTTATCGGAATGCATCTTCTATAGATACACCTTTAACAAAAATTAATAGATCAGCTTATCAAGCTTTATCAAACAAATCCTCTGAAGGACAACCTGTACAATACTTTGTACAAAGATTTATAGACAAAGTTACAATAACTCTATATCTTACTCCAGGCTCATCTGAAGCAGGTAATACTATTAACTATTATTATGTAAAAAGGATTGATGATGTTGGAGCTTATACAAACGCAGCCGATGTACCTTATAGGTTCGTTCCTTGTATGTGTGCGGGTCTTGCTTATTATTTGGCTCTTAAAAAAGCGCCACAAAGAATACAAGAATTAAAAATGCTTTACGAAGACGAATTACAAAGAGCTTTAGCTGAAGATGGATCTTCATCAAGTACATTTATAACCCCAAAAACTTATTATCCAAATGTCTAATTTATCAAAAGGAAAATATGCTCAAGCAATATCAGATAGAAGTGGTCAAGCATTTCCATATTCTGAAATGGTTACAGAATGGAATGGTGCCTTTGTCCATGTTTCAGAGTTCGAGCCAAAGCATCCACAGTTAGAGCCAAGACGATTCACGGCTGATGGACAAGGTTTACCAAAAGCTAGACCTGCAAGAGTAGAACCTGCTACACCAAATTTACTACAAGCAAATCCTTTTACTTTAACATCTGGATCAGCAACAGTTTCTGTTTATGAACCAAGTCATGGAAGAACAACTGGAGATACTGTTGTGTTTAGAAATGTAGATGGTTCTCCTGGAGGAATTGCTTATTCTGTATTTGAAAATGCAAGTGGATTTAGTATAACAGTAACAGATACAAATAATTACACGTTCCCATTAGGTGCAACACCTATAAGAACAGAAAAAGGAGGAGGAGTAACTGTGACTGCAGGTCCAGTTAACTTAACACCATAATGACATACGCAGAATTAGTACAAAAAATTAGAGATTACACAGAAGTAGATTCAAATGTTTTAACTTCAACTATTATTGATGGCTTCATTGAAAACGCTGAGTGGAGAATATTTAGAGAAATAGATTCTGATAATAATAGACGATATGCAACAGCAAATTTAATTGCATCACAAAGATTTATTGACGTACCTGCAGATTTATTAATTGTAAGATCTGCTCAAATCGTGGATTCAGATGGTAGTTCTCAACCAGATAATAGAGAATTTTTAGAATATAGAGATACGAGTTTTATTTCTGAATATAACCCAACGGTAGCAACTGGAGTACCTAAATACTATGGTATGTGGGACAAAGATACTATTGTTTTAGCTCCTAGTCCTGATGCTACCTATGAAATTCAATTAAATTATATCTTGAAAGATACAGGTTTATCGAGTACAAATACAACAACATACTTAAGTAAGTATTTTCCCAACGGACTTTTGTATGCATGTTTAGTAGAAGCATTTTCTTTTCTAAAGGGGCCAAATGATCTCTTGCAATTATATGAAGGAAGATATAAACAGGTAGCAGAAGGCTTCTCGATAGAACAAATGGGAAGACGAAGACGAGATGAATACCAATCAGGTACTCCTCGAGTCGGAGGCAAATAAGGAGATAAACTATGGCGATAACACAAGCGATTGCAAATTCGTTTAAAAAAGAATTGTTAGAAGGTCAACATGAATTCCAATTTGGTGGAGATAAATTCAAGTTGGCTCTTTATAGTTCTTCAGCTACTTTAAACTCAGCAACGACTTCATATACAACTACGGGTCAAGTTGGTGATTCAGGATCATACTCTGCAGGTGGTGGAGCATTGGTACAACCGAATCCAAGTACGTCAGTTGCATCAGGTGTTGCGATTGTTGATTTTAATGATTTATCATTTACAGGTGCAACGATCACTGCAAGAGGTGCATTGATTTATAATACTTCAGCTACTAACAAAGCAGTTGCAGTTTTAGATTTTACATCTGATAAAATTAGCACAGACGGAACTTTCACAATTATTTTTCCAGCATTCACTACATCGGCAGCTATATTAAGAATCTCCGGCTAACAAGGAGGTTTAAGTGGCAGGATGGAATGGTAATTACACTTGGGGCACAGGTGCTTGGGGCATCGGCCGAGTTGATGTATCCGTAAATCTTACCGGACAATCTTTAACCACTAATCTTGATGATGTTACAGTTAACGCTAATGCTAACGTTAATGTAACTGGACAATCTTTAACTGCTAATCTCGAAAACGTTACTGTTGAAACAGGCGTTGATGTAAATGTAACTGGTGAACTCTTATCCGCTAATTTAGATAATGTCACTGTTACTGCAGATGCAAATGTAGATGCAACTGGAGAATTATTATCTGCAAATTTAAATAGTGTAACGGTTACAGCAGATGCAAATGTAAATGCAACTGGACAATTATTATCCGCAAACTTAGATGATGTATCTGTTACTGCAGATGCAAACGTTAATGTAACGGGTCAAGAATTAACGGTTCAAGAAAATACTCCAGATGTCACTGGAGATGCAAATGTTAATATCACCGGTGAACTGTTATCTGCTAATTTAAATAGTGTAACTGTCACTGCAAACGCTGATGTTAATGTAACCGGTCAAGATTTAACAGTTCAAGATAATGTTCCAGATGTCACTGGAGATGCAAATGTCAATATAACGGGTCAAGGATTAACTGCTGCAGAAGGAGATTTAACAGTAACTGCAGAAGCAAATGTCAATGTAACCGGTCAAGAGTTAACGGTTCAAGATAATGATGTAGAGGTTATAGGAAATGCAGATGTTTTTGTAACTGGAATTAATTTGACAGTTGCAGAAGGAACATTTAAAACAGTTATTTGGAACCCAGTAAATACTGGCTCAACAACGACTTATACCAATGTCAATACCGGCACAACGAGTGGCTGGGTAGAAGTCAATACCGGTACAACTTCTCCGTGGAAAGAGGTTGCTTGACAGTAATGTCTAAATTTATTAATATCGAATAATTTAAGGAATACAAAATATGCCAAATACTACATCAGCTAGTTTAAAACTAACCGTACAAGCAACTGGAGAAAATTCAGGAACTTGGGGACAAATTACAAATACCAACTTACTTATTCTAGAACAAGCAATTGGTGGCTATGATGCCGTAGCCCTGAATGCGACCACTGGAGCAACTTTAGCGTATACTAATGGTGCATTATCCAATGGTAAAAATAAAGTCATCAAATTAACAGGAACAATCACTGCCAATGTCAATGTTATTATTCCTGATAGTGTTGAAAAAACTTACATTATTGAAAATGCAACAAGTGGAGCTTTTACGGTAACAGTAAAAACAAGCTCTGGAACGGGGCCAACTTTTGCAGCCACAGATAAAACAATAAAACTTGTATATTCTGATGGAACTGATATTGTAGAGTATAGTAATAATTTATCAGGCGTTGCCAGCAACGGATTCGCGGTTGCCATGGCAATTGCCCTTTAGGAGAATAAAATATGGCACAAGATTTTACAAGATATAGCGCAGAAGCAACGAACAGTGCA